ACAATAAGTTTTCAAAACATTTCAAGCACATTCAAAACAAATCTTATCACAATGCAAGATGCTTTAAAAGGTGAAGCGACTAAATTTTTATATAATGATGGAAGTTCTTTCCATTGGGTAAGATTAGATAAACCAATGACATTTACTGAAATAGCAGATGGAAGATTTAGCACACAAATCGTTTTAAGGCAACAAATCCAATAAAGACTTTTATACTGAAAGGTATATAATCACCCCATAAACAAAAAAGCCCTCATTTGAGGGCTTCTTTGTAACTAAGAGGTAGTATGATTTAAAGACTTGATTTTGGGTGCGAATCATACTTTCTTTCTAACCATTTCAAAGTAGTGTAGTATGAATCATCTTTTTTTTCTAATCTTTTTGCTTCTTGATATAGTTTTTTAAGTAATCTATATTCTGCTAATTTAACTGCTTCTTCTTTTTCTCTCTCCAAACTTTCAAGAGGTCTATAAGTCCAATCATCTTTGTATTTCATTTTATTCTCCTTTTGTTTAACTAACATACCTTATATTACTACAATAAATAATAAAGTGCAAGTCTTTTTTAAAAAAAAGATAAGGGTTATATAAAGGGTTATAATTATATAAACAAATTGTGTATAACTATGTGGATAACAAGTCTTATCAAAGGGTTATACTAAGGGTGCAAGACAAAGACAAAGCCAAAGATAAATATAAAGTTAAAGCATAAGAAGAATTATAAGAAAAAAAAGAATTAGCAAAATAATCATTGACTAAAATAAAAAAAAAGAATTACTTTCTTTTTAAATATGTTAATGACAAAGGAGAAAAATCATGATTATAGAAATTATAACTTACACTATCTTTATGATAGTTATGTGGGAATTTTTAAAAAAGGTGGTTAGAGAATGGTACTTGTAAAACTTACCTTA